TCCACCCCCTGCACCAGCTCCACCTAAACCATTATCCCCAGAAGCAACATAATCGTCACGCCCTGTTCCACCACGGGAACCCCCTGCGCCTTCGTAACCACCAGCACCACCTCCACCACATGGTCCGTATCCAGAATTTGCACCACCTCCTCTGGTTGTGCCTCCGCCTGGTCCTCTACCAAAAGTGCCATAGGCACTGGATATGCTCCAACCTGACGAAGCAACATCAACGCCGTATCTACCTGGATTGCCGCCTAAGGCTCTGCAAATATTTAAGCCAAAAGCCCAACTATCGCCGCCTGCGGTGCTACCACTAGGATATGCTCCTGCAGATCCTCCCGCGCCGACGACGACGGTATAACTTTGACCTGGGACGACGGGGTAATCATTTAAGAACGCTAAAGCACCTCCACCACCCCCAGACATTGCGAAAGTGGAGGTTGAATCAGATGAGATATAAAACATTCCGCCACCACCGCCACCTATACAAACTACACAAACTGAAGTGACCCCCGGAGGTGCTACCCAAGTGTGAGACCCTACAGTAGTAAAAAGTGCTCCTCCCACACCAAATTGAGCCACGTGAATTCTATTGCTGTCAACACTATTAATACCTAATGCTCCAGACCTTACGTATCCTCCTAAAATACTAGAATTGTCAAAATAATTAAAAGCCATTACGCGTCATCTATCTCTTCGTATGAAATTGTACCACTTAAATCTCCTGCTGCACTAGCAGTAAGAAAAATTGCTCTATCTTCTTCCAAGTATATAGAAGTGTCTTTTGATATTAAAACAAGAGTTGAATCCCCTGGTACTGAAATTGTAGATGCAAGTGAAGATAATACAGTTCCAGACGCATCACAAAGTGTAGCTGTAATATCTGCAGAATCAGATCCGTCAATATTTGCTATAATTAAACTGTTTACTTTTAATACTTTATTAGAACTTGCAGCGTTTGTAAGAATTGCAGATGCTGAAGTTGCTATATCTGTATCATAAGCTGTTTTACCTAAAAGTGATGTTACGTTTACTATGTTTGGGGCAGCCATTATGTTTTTTTCCTTTTATCCAAATAATATAGTCATTGCGATAGATTTTCCGGTTGAAACCCCGCCGCCGCCGCCGGACGCAGCTTCTAAACTAATGTGACCTGCTGAATCATCATAGGTAAGAACGTAATTGTCTTGACCAGAACCAACTGTTTGGTCAGCATCAAAAGTAAAGTTACCTAGCAGTACATTACCACTGCCTTTTGGGCTTAGTTGTAAGTCAATATTAGTATCACTGCCGGATGCGGCAATAGTTGGATCGCCGCCGGGTGCGGCATTAGTAATCGTGATTTCATTTTTTGCACCTGCCGTTGTGGTAAATTTTATCAGTTCATTACCGTTAGAATCAGCAATATACCCTGGAATTTTTGGATCTGTTAGTGTTTTGTTTTGTAATGTATCTGTTGTCAGACGACCAACCAGAGTATCTGTACCACCTGGTATAGTATGTGTGTTCAGTGTTCCTAAACTTGTAATATTATAACTTTGTGCGTCTAGATTGCCACCAAGTTGCGGTGTAGTGTCTTCGACTACGCTGTTGATTCCACCTCCAGCAGCAGCTTCTAAACTAATGTGACCTGCTGAATGATCATAAGTAAGAACATAATTATCTTGACTTAAACCAACTGTTTGGTCAGCATCAAAAGTAAAGTTACCTAGTAGTACGTTACCAGTACCATTCGGTTCAAGATCAATATTAGCATTTGAAGATGTTACAATCTTAAATCCAGTAGTGTTTAAATTACCACTAAGTGCTGGGTTTGTATCATTTACAAGACCGGGTGCGGCTTCTAGTCGAATTTCTCCGAGGCTATGATCATAGGTAAGAATGTAATTGTCTTGACTTGAACCAACCGTTTGATCTGCATCAAAAGTAAAGTTACCAAGTAATACATTTCCACCTCCATTAGGTTCAATATCAATATCACCATTTGATACACTTACAATCTTATTGCCATTGACATCTAGATTGCCACCAAGTTGTGGTGTAGTGTCTTCGACTACATTGCTGATTCCGCCGCTTACTGTGGCAAAACTTAATGTACCACTACCATTTGTTTGTAATACTTGATTGGTGCCACCATCAGAAGTTGGGAATGTAATACTGCCATTAGCAATAGAAAAGGTACCAGTGCCAACGGACAACGAATGTACGTTAGCTCCGATCTCAGTTACTTTTATACCGTCTGTAGAATACAGACGGCCATCATTTGTATTAAGGGCTAATTCGCCAGCAGTAATATCAGAAGTTGTTGGGACTTTACCAGCAACATTGCTGCGTTTAATCTTAACTGTAGATGCCATAATAATTCCTTATATAAGGAGACAGGGAGAAACACATGTCTCCCTGTCTTATTTTAAATTAGTAAGTGCCACCATCAATAACTGCTTCGACCGTAGCTAATGAACCAGACCCAAAGTTAGCAGTTGTTGTGGGTTCAGATGTAAGATCCTTCCAGAAAATAAAAGGATCATCTGTAGCAGATGCGTCGCGAAACACACCAGCATATTTTGTGCCACTTGCAACGTATTCGCCATACCAACCAAGGTCAACGCTGTCTGCAGAGTTATTTGCACCGAGTTTTAGAAGTGAGTCATTAACACTCACAGTAGAGGATGTGACTGTGGTTGTTGTACCGTTAACAATCAGGTTACCTGTAATTGTGGTATTACCAGAAACCGCAAGATCCTCAGTAACTGTAAGATCTTGACCAATGGTGACATTATCAGGTAGACTAAATGTTACGGTATCATTAGTAACTGCAGTCGTTATTTCGTTGGCTGTGCCTGTAAAATTTAGTGTGCCACCGGTTGTAAATGTATCAGTGCCGCTATCGCCAGATAACGTAAACGATGTTGTGATACTATCAATCCGAGCATTTGTATTAGCAAGGTTTTGCTGACCAGTTAAAGAGACGCTAGCAATGTATGAGTTAGTATTGGCAAGTGCAGCTCTTTCGGTTGCTTCATTTGCATCAACATCAGATTGAACACTAGCAATATAACTGTTTGTATTGGCAAGTGCAGAGTTAAATGTTGTAGTGTTTACCTTGGTTGCAATATAAGAGTTGGTATTTCCTAAAGCATTTTCAGAAAGCTGAATAATATCAATACCATTGGTGGACGAATAAATTTTTAAGTCAGCTAAGTTAACAGCAAGCTCACCGGCTGCAAGTGAACTCCCACTTGGTTTCGCGGCCGCTGACGTACTCCGCTTAAGTTTAATAATTGAAGCCATAATTTTTTATTCCTTCTCCTTCAGAATTAATATCAATTTTCAATTGGTTTGAATTGCGAGAGTTCCACATATTCTTTCTTTGGTTTCTCAATAACTCTTTTTTCGTTCGATGAAACATTAGAAATACTGGATCTCTTATGTTCATGCTTTTCCATATACTCTATATTTATATTTTTTAGTGTTTCATTTTCTTTTTCTAATAACTTTATTTTTGTTTCAAGAAACATTAACTGTTGTGTTAATGTATTAATCTTTTCTTGTTGATTCAAAATATAAGTATTCAATACTTCAATTTCTTTGTCCATGAAATAATAACCTAGAAGGTACCCCCATCCATATTGGCAAATGATGGAACTCCATCAGAAGCAATTTGCATAACTTCACCAGAAGTTCCAGTAGCAAAACTTAATGTACTTGTATTTGCACCAAATAGTACACCGTTTGTAGTAAAACTGCTTAACCCAGTACCACCATACTGTGTACCCAACACATTTTGTAAAATAAGATTAGTGATTGTAACATTACCGCTTATTGCTGTTGTAGTATTTGATGTTACATTAAGTGTTGCAACTTGTAAAGAGACGTCGTTGTTGGCATTGTCTGCAAATCTAATTGAGCCGTCATCTTCTTTAGTGATTTGATTACCACCAAGGAAGATTGTATTACCACTTAAATATAGATCTCGCCAAGATTTTTCGGTACTACCTAAATCATATGTTACATTAGATGAAGGAATAACACTAGAAGGAATAGATTCAAGATTAGCAGCAGCGCCTAGATCCGTAAAGAGTGCTACTCTATGACCTCCTGCCGTTGTACTATCATGAACTCTTAATGTGTTTAAAGTTGTATCAACTGTTACTTCACCAGTATTACCGGTAAAAGTAGAATGTTGTGCAGTTGTACCTCTTCTAAATTTTACTTCTATAGACATTATAGAGTTCCGTAGTCTAGTACACTATCGATAGGATTAAATATAAAACCATAATCTATATATGCCCTTAATGGATCACCGCCTGAAGCTGCGGCTTCCAGACTAATCAGCCCAGTAGAGTTATTGTAAGTAAGAACGTAATCATCTTCGCCTGAACCAACAGTTTGATCACCATCAAAAGTAAAGTTACCAAGCAATACATTGCCAGTACCGTTTGGTTCAATATCGATATCACCATTGCTAACGCTAGTAATCTTATTGCCATTAACGTCTAGATTACCACCAAGCTGCGGTGTGGTATCATTAACTATATCGGCAAGTCCACCCCCGCCACCAGCTGCAGCAGTGCTAGCATACCAAAGACCAGTATTCGAATTATATGTAAGAACTTCTCCGTCACTTGGTGTTTTAACACTTGCATAATCTACATCATCAAGACCGTGTAACCGTACTTCACCTGAACCTGTAGAACTACCACCTCTAGCATATGCCATACGAGTCATTTGTGAGGAAATCTGCCTCACAAAATCATCATACATTTCAGAGAATTTTTTCTCTATTTCTGATGAATCAAAATCTTGCCCATCAAGACCTTTATCACCCCTTTCACCCTTATCACCTTTATCGCCTTTCGGACCCTGTAAACCTTGAGGACCTACTCTACCAGCTTCACCTTGCAGACCTTGTTCACCACGCTCGCCTTGAGGACCAATAGGACCTTGCTCACCGATTAAACCAATTTTACCTTGTTCACCACGATCACCTTTTTCACCACGAAATACTTGAATTGGAATTGGATCTTCAATTCCTTCAACTGTTAAGTACTTAACACCAGTTGAGTTATTAAACTCTCCCTGCATAGCAGCGTACAGTTGTTCATATAGAGAATCTTTTGCTTTTGAATTCTCTTTCTGAATAACTGCAAGTAGAGTAGCTAAAAGTTTAGCGTTCTCAACTGAAAATTGCATAATAAACTATTCCTTATCTTCGGAAACGGTTGTCATTGAATCCATAAAGCGAGTCATGCTTTCAACGAGTTTCTTCTCCTCATCAGAAATTTCTTTTGCAGGTACAAATTCTTCGACTGATTCTTCAGGCGGCTGTGCATCTACTTCATCCTCACTATCGGATTCACCGCCTTCTTGACCAATTTGTTTCTCTATTTTCTCAACCTCATCTTCAGTTAAACGCAGAACATTTGTGCGAACCCAGGCCTCTGAAAAGTATTTTCCTACATAATTATCTATATCACCAAGAAGTCGAAGTCTCTCTGTCATAATTTCAGTATCTTTTAATTCAGTGAAGTGATTGTCTTCCATGAAGTCATAATATATATTTTGCTTCATTTCTTGCCACTCTTTGCGAGTGGTGACACCAGTAAGAGCAAGATGAATCTCAAGTAACTCATCAAACAGCATGGCAAATCTATTACGGAGACGCTTGATGAACTTATTGAATTTTAATTCATCTCGAGTAATTTCAGATGCACGCCCAAGTTGGAACTGATTTTCTTGCTCCATACGAGCGGTAGGTACATTGAGTGACTTGTAAAGTTTGCGGCGGAAATAATCAACATCTTCCATCTCGCCAAGATTCTGACCACCGGGAAGAGTTGTGATTTCAGTTCCTCTACCACCCTCTCTACGTGGTAACCAAAAATCTTCCAGCATGGTCATAAATTTACGATCATCACGAACTTCACCAGTCTGTGCATCATATGTGAGTTTGTTTTTATGCTTGACCATCATATCACGAAGATATTGTTCAGCCTTCATCTTTGGAAGGTTACCAACATCAATATAAAAGATGCGGCGCTCAGGAGCGCGTGCGAGTCTATAAATCACAACTGCGTCTTCTAGCATACGAAGCTGATTGAGTGGTTTAATAGCTTTATGCAAGTGCGAATAGATCAGATTGTTTCTATTGTCAAGAATTCCGGAGTTAACATAGCAGATTGAATCTTTGGCAATCTTAACGCCCTGTGTTTGATTCTGTGTTGTAATCCCGTTTGGGTTATAAAAATAGTACTCATTTTGACCGCGATATACAGTAACACCTGTTCTCTTATCTTTTTCTTTAATCGGCTCTTTTATCTTACGGATCTTGCGAGGGTCGATATACCTCAAGTCCTTAATGCCGGCTCTTGGATTCTTTTCATCAATCACGATGTTATAATATAATCTACCGTCTATGTACCATTTT